CTGGGGTAGGGGGGTAGTCAGGCCCCAAGCAAAAGCTTCCTTGCAGAAAAGATGTTTTAGAAAACAAAGGACATAGGGAAGCGATTCAATTGCATGTGGGGAACAGGCAAGATTGAGTCGTGCTCTATGGGTTGTAAAACAAAAGAAGGAGCACCAGCGGCAAGATACTCTTGATCGACTTGCCGAACATCAAGCGCACGATGCCCAACACGTCCATTTGCAACGCAATGTCTCACATGCTCATTCAGAAAAGTGTCTATGTGAATGAGCTCATGTGGATTAGAGCGAGAAAAGACGTGTGTCCAACCATGCCAAACATCATCCGCATTCATGAATCGCGACAAATCGAAGCAAATATTACCATCCGACTGGCAAAACTTGGTTTCGAATTCGATCTGCTCACAAACGGAAAATCCAAAGCGGCGCTCAACAACATGTCTCGACGCCAGGCTGATGTTGGGTAGGGAGAGGTACGTGCGATGTTCTTGAGCCAAAGGTAGCGTCAATTTTTGCATCCAATTCAACTCAGTCGATACGGGAGCAATATCAATGCCGCGGGTTAAAGAACACACGTGATACGCGAGCCATCCTATGACGGGACAGTTCTTGTAGAGGTAGGAATACGACATGGCCTTTGCACGAAGCATCGCCAACTGTCGCGATGTTGAGTCAGAGTACTCGATGGGGAGAACAAAGAAATTACGGATGACCTTGAGCACATCAGTGACTATGATCAACTCAGAAGGATCACACACAATGCCACAGAAGGAGGCATCTGAGAAATGGTTCTTGCGTTCGAATTCCAACTTCAAACCCAAGCCATCAATCAGATCTTGTGAGACTCCAACGTCCCGACAAATGCCATCATCACCCTCAACAAAACCCTGGAAGTATTGGTCAGTCACAGTCGCCAACAATTCAGCTGGCATGTGTGGTTGCATAGTGCGGCAAACGAGATAATTCATGATTAATAGATTCAATATGCCATTGGCAGATGAAGTCCATAAAGATCCTGACATCAACCGTTGATCCACACGAGCTCGTAAACCAGACATCACAGTAAGGTTGGAACCTAGAACTAGGCGTGAAATCAATCAACGCTCAGCGTTCGTACCAACATTGCGAGACATGTGCATTAACCAATAGTACACAATACGTGAGTACACACCACGATGATGCGCTTCAAAAGAAGAAAAATCAGTTTCCATCACGGGATTGCTCGCAAAGCACCGCTCTAACTTAGAGGGCCAAGTGCTAGGATCAGATCCCTTGACGAAAGCTGGATGTGAGGAGAAAGTTTTCTTATCTATCAAATAGACCAACCATCCAAGCCAAGCCTTCGATGCATCAGAGGGTGAATTGATGACACGCGGGTTCTTGGGCTCTGGATATGGCTCCCTTTTCAGGAAGCTCTTACTGTTTGGCATTTCTCTATCTGTGTAAAACCGATCAACGCGTTCCCGACGAAGCATCTCACGGCGACCCTCATTGTATGGACACCTCGCCAACCACTCTTCTACTCCAACCAACTCACCGGGAGCAAGGGGAACAAAGAAATGTCGAATGAAAGAGGTGGCAAAAGTGTAGAAATCATCGGCAAGTTCAACA